ATCAATACGAGCAGTACCTGCAATAGTTCTTAATCCATCTGGAGAAAGAAAAATTAAATCTCCACCTATCTCTTGAATTGTTTTACCACTTACACAACCAATGTTTTTAGTTACTGAAGATAATACGGGTGTGCCATCAAGTCCAGATAATTGATAAATACTATTCTTACAAAATATAATAAGTTTATTACGAAAAGATTTTATACCTACTATTTGGTCACCAACATCTACTGTACCTGCTGAGCTTCCTGTAAAGTTATCTGGAGATAATCTAGTACTATAAGCTACTTGTTGTGGATTAATTGATTGTCCTGCAGTTATTAATCTTTCAGCAAAAATAGTTATTAAGTTTGGATTAATCGGAGCTGACCTTTCTACTTCTTTAAAAGAATAAGTATGAACTCCTGCATTTGTAATTTCTATTACTATTTCTGCAATTTTGTTTGTACCATCTGCTACATAAAGTTTACCGTGTTGTTTGTTGCCTTCGTAAAAAGAAAACTCACATAAACTTTGAGAACCTCTTGATATAGAACTTCCACTATTTAATTGAGAAGCGGTAGCTCCATTTTTTAAAACTGCTGTATTACTTGCTGACGCAGCAAAATTTCCATCAACTGTTAATGTATTATCATTAGTAACACTTAAAACTAAAAATGCTTCACCATTAATTTTTATATCATCACCAACTGCAAACTCACTTGTAAATGAAGTTGAACTGCCATGTGCATTTACTGTAGCACTTCCTGCACTTACTGTAACTGTTCCTGTTTGAGTTTGATAAGTATTTTTATTTATTTGTGTCCAAGTGTTACCATCTGCACTATAATAAATATTACTTCCTGCACAAGCTACTACTCCTTTAGCATAACGGAATAAACCTTCTATTTGTGCATTAGTACCTGTAGGTTGATTACTTCCAAACTTAGTATACCCGTTAACTCTTCTATACCCACCATGAATAGATGACTCAAAGTTATTAAGTCGTTGAGCTACTCCTGGAGTTCTAAAAAGTAAAGCGGTGCTTGATACTAAATCTAAACCACCTTCACAGTTTATTGATATTCCCTGTTCTGCCATACTTCAAAAAATCTTTCTTAAACATAAATACTACGTCTATCACTCATAGTCTCAGGGAAAGGTTCAATAAGTTGTTCTCGCATACTTCTTATACCTTTATTATATTCCACATCGGCTAGTTGTGCTTGTGACATATTGTCTTTAAACTGATGTACATAGTATCTAGCTCTTGCTAGTAGTACAGATGTATATTGTTTAGGAAATACAACTGTATCTCCATGGGCTGATAATTCTGTTGGTTGACTGTAGGCATAGAAATAAATTTTATATACACCATCAGGTATTGGGGATAACCCAAGTTTATTATTTTCTGGAATTCTTATAACTCTTTTCGGTATACCATATGATTGTGTATCACTTTTATCTCTAGCTTCTTCAATACCGTATGTTGCTTGCCAACTATTTATAGACATTGGACTTAGTCTGTGAATTTCAAATGGAGCTGTTTTACCACTTACTCCTTCTTCTGTAACAACTATATTTTCCCAATCAATAAAACTATATTCATTTGTAATTGTTTGAGAACTTTTTAAATCATACCATCTAGAACCAGCAGTTGTTTCTATACTAGTGTTACCATAGTAATTATTAGATGGGTCACCTGCACTTAAAAAACTCCACTTATCTTCTGCAGTACAAATATCAAAGTATGCTCTGTTAATAGCATCTTTAATATACTTTTGTAAACCTACTGCAGATGTAAAAGTTCCTGCTGTAAGTTCTACTTCATTGAGTTCTCTAATAATAGTATTAGTTAAATCAAGATATGTTCTAAAGGGAGCGGCCATATTTTATTTTCTTTAAAAAGAAAGGGCGAACTTAATCGCCCCTTCTAATTTATTGCTTAGTCAATCTTATAGAATGCGCTCATAATAGCGTCATCTCTAAGAACACTTCTTCCATAAACATGAAGTCCTCTTATGATGTCACCAAAAGTGTCATGGTCTCTAAGAGTTTCAATGTTAAGGATAGATTGTGCAGTAGCAGTAGAGCTCATGTGTCCACATAAAGCTTTACCAGTACAGTTAGATACAGCAGCAATGTTATTAGTTTTATACATTTTAAAACCTCTAATCATTCCTGATGCTACTAAACCGTTACGTACTCCACCATCACCTTGGTTAAAGTCAGAAGACATAAGTTTAGAGTCTTCAGCAGCTAGTTCTTCATAGAATCTAGGGTCTGCTAAGAACCAACGTCCTTCTTCTGGAATATTGGAATCATCCAATGTTCTCGCCATTCTAGACATTAATGTTAATGGAGAAATTTCTCCAGTACCATAGCCCAAGTCAACAGAGTTTGTTGCATGTGTCATTGTAGAATCAGCAGTTCCACTGTCAGTACCAATTTGATGGTCTGGTGAACTTGTTGAAACTCCAGCGAACATAGCAGCAATTACTTCGCTGTCCATTGTGTCTTTTAGTGTGTAAGCCGCTGAGCTTGCTCCTACAGATGCGAAATTGACATGAGACATTTTTTCCTCAATGTCATCGATAATAAACTTAAATGAGTTTGCTTTATCAATAACAAGTGTCGCTTCGGCATCAGTAAGGTATTGTTTTGTAGTTGATGCAGCTCTTGTATAAGCCGCAACAGTTACAGTAGGTTCTTTAATAATCTTAACGGTATCACCGTAAGTACTAATTTCACCTGCGTAGTCGGTATTGGTAATCGCTTCAATAACACTAGCTTTTCTGAAAAAGTTTTGAATCTTTTTCGAGAAAATTTCCGGTACCCAAAATTCATTGGTTTGACCTGAAGTGCCAACGTTAAAGTTGGAAGCGTTAGCATTCGACGCATTTTGTAATGTACCCATTACTTCCTCCTTGTTGGTTGTTGTTTAAGTAAGCAACTAATCTTTAATAAATTTAATAGTTAGGATTGCCACTACCACCATAACTTCTGTCCATATCATTAATGACACGGCCTTCAGACATAGCTTGTGTAATAGCTTGTTCATTCTTATCAAATTCACTTTGAGACATAGCTGCAATTTGTGAACGAGTATACATCTTCTTACTTCCATAACCTATCTCTTTGTTATTTTTTACCTTTATCATTTCTGAAGAAGATACTAAATCACCTGATAGTTCTTGGTTGTTAGTAGATTTCAACTTGCCGACGTCCTGTTTGAAAAGGTCGATAGCACGAGCAGCTAACGTAGCATTTGAACCATTACTATAAATCCAACCTTTTATTTCTTCTGGTTGTTTATCAGCCCATTGATGAAACTCATCTGATTCTCTAATCTCTGAGAAATCTGGGTGATATTTTTCCAGCGTCAACTCTGCTTCTTTAGAAGAAATCTCTAGATTTTTATTACGAAGAATTTTTAATTCTTCTTTTAAATCTTCAAGTTCTTTAGAAGTTTGGGTATGAGCTACTGACTCAACAACATCATATACATCTGGATAATTTTTTCTAAACTCTTGAAGTTCTTCTGCACTTTTAGGAGCTTTATATTTTGGTCTATTAGCTCTTAACTGTGCGTGTAGTTCTTCTTCTTTTTGTTTAAAAGTATTTACTTTAGTATCGTAATGCTTTTTTAAATCGTCATACCTTTTTTTATAGTCAACTTTTTTATATGGTTGATTTTCTTGAGGAGCTTCTGCTTCCTGAGTAGCTTCATCTGTGTCTATCATTGTATCCACAACTACTGTAGGATTAGATTGTTTATAACCCATCGCATCATTAGCACCTTCGTATGGTTTACTTGCCGCTTCTTCCATTGCATCATAGTCAAGATAATCTTTGTTTTGATTATATGGATTAGCTTCTTGTGTTTCGTTTCTCTGAGAAGTAGTTCTTTTTTCCAAAAGAGGGTTCTCATTACTATCTGTCATTTTTAATCACCTTTCGTTTGTTATTGTTGGGGTCTCGCAGGATTGCAAGAGTAGCCGAAAACAGAGTGCCTCAGTGATTAACAGGGTAGCTCTGTTTATAAAGTTCTACTTGTAGGGGTTTTTTAATAAACCACCATAAGCAGCACTCATGACGTCCGCAGGAACAATGTCATCTACTGATTCCATTTGTTGTTCGTCTTGGACATTCATATCTTTATCGTAATCATTCTCTGCTTTTGCCATCATCTTACGAAGTTTATCTACACCTAAATGTTTAACTGATTTAGCTGTAAAGACAAACTCTCCGTCTGATAGTCTTGCAGGGATTGAGTCTGATGTTCCTGTTCCTGGCCCTTCGACTTCGCCGTCGCCAGTAAATTCATTTGTTGCTACTAACATCTTAGGAATTATATCTAATAATTCTGGATGCATACTAATAGCTTCTTCTAATACTTCTTCGTCTTGTGATGTTAACATAGATGTATCTACAGTAACATCTAAATCTTCCATGGTGTCTTCTTCCATATCAGGAATATCTTCTTCTTCCATCATCATCATTGGTTCGTCTTCCATTAAATCAACAGGCATGCCTTCACTAGCTTCTCCCTGTAGTTCTGGAATAACCATACCACCTTCTTCGTAGGCACGATAACCTACATCATCTAAAATCTTTTCTTGTCCTTGAGCCATACCACCATAAGCATATCTAGCTCTAGAAGAGTCAAACATCATTTGAGGTTGACCATTACTTCTTACTTCATCAGGTACACCTGGAGTTTGTAAACCCATAGTAGGAGCTTTATCTTCTCCTATATTTTCTTCTGGAGCAGAATCCATTACTGAACTTTGTTGTGCTCCTGGTACTCTATAGAGAGCTGCGTATCCTGGTGTTGCCATTAGTTAACCTTTTCTTACGTGTTTTTTATTTGATTTTAATAAGTTATGTACACCATAGGTAGTCATCTGGTCAGCAAAAAGCGGTCCAGGTCTTTCAGTATTTTCTGGCATAACAGAACCACCGAGACTAAAACCTTTTACTTTATTTTTTTTTATCTTTTTTAGCATAGCCACCCATCATCATTTTCTTTTTAGCCATTCCGCCGTACATCATTTTATTAACAGAACCGCCTTTGTTATATGGTTTGTATCCTGTTACTTTATTATCTGAATCATACAAAGTAATAAGTTTTAAAAACCTAGGGTCTTCAACCCCATTATACATTGTTTTTTCTTTTTTTGTTTCACCCATAGTATTAGCCTTTGTTAGTTGTTAGTATTATTTCTAGTTGATTCCTGGAGGTGTATTAGCTGTTCCAGTAAATTCCATTTCCCCTGGCTGCGAAACATTGCCTGTTCCGATTGTGCCAT